CGCGATGTGAACGAACGAGTTTGTTTTTCGACGGGAATCACCCGGTTTTTCGTTGTTTTCAAAAGGGCTCGAAATCTCTCACTCCACAAGCGGCGACACAGGGGAGGTGCCTGGTCACTCCAACATCTTCATGGAAAAGGTTTTGGGCCTGCCGGCGAGCATGCCGGCTCCAGATACGAGGGCGCCGCTACCGGGAAAGAGGTAGTTGGCGAGAGCGGTCCCAGCAGCCGACATGGCCATGCCACCAATCTTGTCGACGACGTTGGTGGCAGCGGTGGTGACTGCGGGGAGGGCACGCAGTACATTGTCGGCAGCGGACTTAAGGATGTCTTGCTTGGGACTGGGCTTGGGGCGCACAGCGTCCACACGGCCGTCGACGACAGTGACGGTCGAGTTGACAATGGTGGTGTACTCGTAGTGGATGACCATCTCAACGTACCCGACCAAGGTGGAGACCGGGCCGTTGAACTGGACGAGGAGGGCGTCCCACTCAACGTTGCCCTTGACAACGCTGGGACTGATGGTGTTGGTGGTGCCCGACAACAGCGATCGGGCATCGGCAGACTGGGGCTTGGCGACCCACGCCCACTCAGAGCGGATGTCGACAGCCTGCACATCACCAATGGCATTTGGAAGGGTGCCCTGGGTGATGGTGACGCCGGAGAACTCACCGGCGCCACAAGTGCCAACATGGCAGTAACCACCAGCAGCAGACATGGCCAGAGCGTTCCAGAAGCGGCAGCCGGCTGAGACGACACGGCAGCCGCGGGACTGGCCCTGGATAGTGGCCCAAGTCCCGGAAGCGGTCTGGGTGCAACCATTCCCGAAAGCGACGCCGGCGTCCACGAAGTCAAAATTGTAGGCGTTGACGCCGGGCTGAAACACGAAGTTACTACTCCCAGCAGCACTGGTGGTGATGCTGAAAATCTTCTTCATGCAGTAGGTGTGGGTGGCAATCGGGAACTCATCAAGCCACTTGGCCCCAATGGCGGCGGGGCAAAAGGGGTCAGTGACGGAGCAGACCTCCTCACGAAGACTGTGAGGGATCATGGGCTTGATGGATGGCCCGGTGCGAGGCAGCGCGGGCATGCGCATGGGGGGCGGCGCAGAGGCACGAGCCTTGCGCGCCTTGCGGCGCGGCATAGGCGTGGCGAGGACAAGAGCTTGTCCAGGGCGCATGGGCCCCTCGGCGATGAACTTGCGCTGCTGGTTGCGGCGCTTAGGCATGTGAGGTATGTGCGTATTGGGGGTAGAAGCTAAATCACGAAGGGCTTCTACGAACACCAAAGGGACGCACTCCGGTTTTTCTTAGTTACACTCGCGGGGGCGGGGGCGTGACACCCGCTCGGCAGAAGGCCGGCTGACCCATATGTAATACGCCTATTCATCGTCGATCCCCGCGAGACGGACAAGGTGTGGCCAATCAATGGCGACATGCAACTTGTCGACGCTGGCGAGCAATCTACGGAACTCCAACTGGTCCGACCTGGTGAGGCCGTAGCGAGCATGGACGAAGGCGTAGGTGGCATCATCCGCTACGTGGCTGTCGACGGCGGCGAGGTGGTAGTCGTAGGAGACGGCTTCCACTGGCCCGGAGAGGCGGGCAATCGCGTCGAGGTAGTCCACGATAAAGGGGATGTGGGAGCAGGCGACCCGCATACCGGCGGCTACGCCGCGCGGGTCGTCCTTGCTGTGTTCAAGGGCCCAGGGAAGGCGCGACAAAACGCGCCCAATGAGCGGGCCCCAGACAACAGACCCGCCCACCGGATAGGGGCAGGTCTGGCAGAACACGACTCGGGTGTCGTCGAGCGACTGATCGAAGCTCGACTCAAACCCAACTTCGCGCATCCGACGGTGGAAGTCGTCGGGGGGAAACTCGCGGTCCGCCAAAACCAGCCAGTCGTCGCCGTTAACGGCGAACATTAGGCGGCCCCAACTGGGCTCACCGAACACATGGGTGAGTGCGGCGAGATTGCGGATCATCGAGTCGTCGGAGGTCTCCGTCCCGCCAGACCCGAGCTTCCACTCGGCCCGATAGCGGTAGGCGTGGCGCTGCCCGCGCCCGCGCAGAATCCAGGACGATTCGCGTGCCTGTCGGTAACGCTCGTCCTGGACGAAGGAGAAGGCGACGTTCTTGGAGAAAGTGAACGCGCCCTCGTCACGATGGGCCTCAAACTTCGACTGATCGCCCCACCGCCGCCACGGCTGGCGTGGCGGCGGTATCGAGGCGACAGCGGACACATACCAAGCCCCGAACGCCTCGGCCGTAGCCGCGCGTCCGTTCACCCAAACTGCGGGTGAGTCGCGCTCGACAGAGAGTCGGGCGCGGTGGGTCTTGGCCATCATCCAGTCATAGGGCCCGGTGACGACCTGACGGGTGGGTTTGTAGGCGATGACAAGGCGTTCATCGAGGGCCGGAGGGCCTCCGGCATCGCACATGCCGGATTTCTCGCGCTTGATCATGGCCGACCCCTCAAAGTCGCGCTCCGTAAGGTCGCGCGTCTTGAGCTCTGCGATGGCATTGAGGAATTTGCCACGCTGATTGGCCGGGAATTTCTCGAGCCACTGAGCTCGAATCCCGGGGGTCATCTCGATCGGCTTGCTGGCCACCAACCGGCGCAGGATCGAGCGGTGGGACTGAGCCTGGGTCCAAAGTGCGTCCCAAACCCCAGGTAGGGGCGTGGGCGTCGCACGGGCAATGCGAACCCGGAACGCACGCTCAAAGGCCTCATTGCTCCCACGAACGGACGTGGGGGCAAGGGGCCCGAGGGCGACAAGCGCGAGGCGCATGCCGGGGTCGCGCGGGGGAGGGCGCTCCTCAGGAAGGGAGCGCAACTTCGAGCCGCGTGCGAGGGGTGGAAGAGGAAGAGTCTTTGGTCCATGGATGGGTGGGAAAGCTTCGACGCCGACGTTAACGGCGCCGACAGGTGTGGGCCCAAGGCCGGCATCGCGAAGGTGCCGGTAAGAAAGGCCGTCCGACGAGGCGAACTCATCGGTCCGGCAATGGGCCCACCAATTCCTGGGATCCAGCCAATGGTACCAACGCCAGCTCGCAACGGCCCCCCCAGCAAGCACACGGGCGTGCTCGGCAAAGAGGGGGCCGTACTGTCGGTTGAGGACGCCAATGTGGGCAGTTTCCTCATCGACATCGCGTGTCATGGCTATCATGACCGCGAGGAGCAAGACTCTAGCAATCAGTGCGGGGGGGTGGTTGCCGGCACTGAGGAAGCGCTTGCCCTCCTCCGAGAGGGTTCGGCGCAGGGTCGGGTCCCGCGGGGCCTGGGCGGCCCGTGTCGTGAGCCTACCGATCAGGTCGGTGGGCATGGCGACAACGCGTTCTCCATCCTCGTAGGCGTAGGTCATGCCATAAACGAGGGTGACACGCCGAATGGTGCCGACATAGGCAGTCATATCGGGGTCGTGGTCCGGTCCGAGCTCGCGAGTCTTGGAGACGCTCTCGAGTTCGCCGTTGATGCGGCGAAGGTAGTCCTCCGACAAGTCGCCAGCACCGTTCTGATCGAACGATATGAGGTGGCGATTGGGGATGACCATGGGGGTGACATCGAATCGGTAGACATGGGTCTCAAAGTGTGAGGACTTGAGCTCCCACGTGAGGGTTCGCGCGCCGTCGGTGTAACGACCGGCGCGGAGCCAGTTGTTCGGAGGGTGGATGTACGCGTGGGTGTTGCCACGCGCAGTCGCCTCAATGAACCCGTCCTGGCGGATTTGGTACGCCATCTGGTCAAGGATACGGCCAGCGGCGTGAAAGATGTGGTGGACGGTGGCGATGGCAATAGCCTGATCGCCAAGCTGGTGGAGCACTTCGGCGGGGGTGAAGTAGTATAGGGAGTGCTGGAAGAGGTAAACATCGTAGCCGACCACACAATCACACTCCTGCAGGCGATGCGCACAATGCGGGTGGCGTCCGCGCGCGGCCAACAGGCGGGCGCGGTCGCCACTCTGCAAATCAGGGATGAGGTGGTGGATCTTGAGGAAGTCGTCGGCAACCCCGACGACGCTGACGGCGGTGCGTAAGCGCTCGGCGTTGGAGCCAACGTCGGCAACGGCAACCGACCGATCCAAAGTCGCGGCGTACTCGCTGATGAGGCGAATCGCGGCATGCTCAGCGATCGATCGGCCAGCCCCAAGGAGGCCATGAGGGTGGCGCTTGGTGCCCGCGGTCCAGACCGGACAAAGGCCGGCCTCGTACCAGAGGGCAAGCTCCGAAGGGAGCGGCTTATGTGGAACACAGATGGGATTGAGGTCCACAAGCTGCGGGTCGGCGTCCATGGAAGGAGGCCGGGGCAGAGGATAGTAAGTCGGCTTTGCGTCGCCGGTCGCGGTTGGCCAACCGTCGGCGTATTCCACGGCAAGGCGTACCAGGTCTCGATAAGCCATAGAGCGTGAGTCGCCGGAGGACGCTGAAGCACTGTCCATAGGACAGGGTTATCTCTAAAC